AAATCAAAACCTTTAGATGTAATCTACCCAGATGGAATGACTGCATTAGAATATGCACATAAACTAGCTAAGGAAGCAAATGATCGCATGCATATGTCGTAATATAAGTGAGAATAAATATAAAGATAAGCAGTCTTTATATAAAAGATTAATACAAAATGATAAACAATGTTGCAAGTGTTTAAATAGATATGGAATTGATAACTGTAAAGGTAAAAGACAACGCATTCATATACGTTGATTGCGAAGATAAAGGTATCATACAAGAACTAGCAGAATATTTTACATTCTATGTTCCTGGCTATAAGTTCATGCCTCAATTTAAAAATAAATTATGGGACGGAAAAATTCGCCTCTTTAATTTACGTGACCAATCTTTATATGCTGGATTATTTAAATATATAAAATTATTTTGTAGGGAAAGAGATATAGAACTTGTATCTGTATTAAGAGAACCACCAAGCAAATATAATTTACCTGGAATGGATTACCCTGCTCCATTAGATTGGATTAAATGCGCAGCCCCATTAAATCTACCATTTGAACCAAGAGATTACCAGTTAGAAGCTGTTGAACATGGATTAAGAACTCGATCAGGATTATTAGTATCTCCTACAGCATCAGGCAAATCATTAATAATATATCTCCTTATGAGATATTTTCTAATGACTAATGAAGATAAATGTTTAATAATTGTACCTACCACTTCCCTTGTTAAACAAATGTTCACAGACTTTTGTAAGTATTCAGAATATGATGAACGTTGGTTTCCAACTGAAGATTGTCACGAAATTATGGCGGGACTTGATAAAGGCCATAAGACTAAAAGAGTTTATATATCTACTTGGCAATCAATATATAAAATGCAAAAGGGATATTTTGAACAGTTTGGTATGGTTGTGGGTGATGAAGCACATAATTTTAAAGCTAAATCATTAACAAGTATATTAACCAAATGTACTGAAGCAAGATATAGATTTGGATTAACAGGTACATTAGATGGTACACAAACTCATAAGCTTGTATTAGAAGGATTATTTGGTCCACATAAACATATCACTACTTCTAAAACTTTAATGGACCGAGGCGATCTTGCTAATTTAAATATTGATATATTACTTTTAAAATATAAAGATGAATATTGTAAAGAAGTAAGTAAAATGAAATACCAAGATGAAGTGGATTGGTTAGTTACATCATCTAAACGAAATAACTTTATAAAGAATTTAGCGCTAGACCTTAAAGGTAATACATTAATTTTATTCCAATTTGTAGAGAAACATGGTGAACCACTATATAGATTAATAAATGAAGCTGCTGAGGGATTATGGGGAATAGGCAAAAGAAAGGTGTTTTTCGTAAGTGGTAAGGTCGCAGCTGATACACGTGAAGAAATAAGAGCTATCACCGAGAAAGAAAAGGACGCTATTCTTGTTTGTTCTTATGGTACATTCTCTACAGGAGTAAATATAGTTAACCTTCACAATATAATATTTGCCTCTCCTAGTAAGAGCCAGATAAGAGTATTACAATCAGTTGGTAGAGGATTAAGAAAATCAAATCAAGATACGGTGTTATATGACATTGCAGATGACCTACATTGGAAAGCAAATAAGAATTATACCCTTACTCATAGTGCTGAAAGGGTTAAAATATATAGTAAAGAAAAGTTCAAATTTAAGATACATGAGGTGAAATTATTATAAATATGTATTGGAGATTTAATAAATTATGGAGAAATATAAATGGATCAATTAGAATTACTTAGTAAAAGTAGACATGTGGTTGAATGGGCTGATGGTTATGGTGAAATTCCTGACAAAGCATTAATAGAAAAAATACTATGGAAATCATGGAAAGTTACTCGTTCAAAGAATAGCTTTATGCCTTATACTGTACATGTATTAGGCCCAGAAAAAGTAGCAGAGAAAAAAAAGATATGGGAAAAAACTAAAGTTCAAGATGTAATGATGAATGAAAAGAATAAAGATTATGTTCATCCTGCCACAAGTAACAATAAATTATTTGAACAATTAGCATCTGCACCATATACTATAGTTATGACACAAAGAATTTGTGAGCCAAACCCATTATATCAAAGACATATAGAAGGTGGTAGTTATTATGAGCAAATGGATAATGATGCAAGGAACGCAAAAATGGTTGGAGGTATAGAAACTGGTATGTTCTATTCTAATTTTACTGCATTTGCTTTAGAAGAAGGGTTAGACACATCATGTATTCTTTGTTTTTCAGAAGACCTGAAAGACTGGAAAGATGTGGATTATGTAGATCAAACTCCTCTTATGCTTGTAACAATAGGCAAATGTAAAGAGTCACGAAGAGAATGGTTAAATGATAGAGATAGTGCTGATGATAAAAAACCGGAGCCAGAAACTATAATTAATTGGGTTTAATATATTATGGAAAGAGCATCAGTTCTTTTGTTATTGATTGACTTTGAAGGCCATCCAGCGCTTGGTGATTATGCTCTGAATGAAACTCGATTTAGTAAATTAAAAGAATTTATATTTCCTACTAGTTCTGATATAGAACGAATGGAACCACTTGTAATTGTGTCTTCTCATACTTATCTCCGAGGTGAAAGTAAAAAAATAAGAACATTAGAAGACATGGTAAAGCAAGAAATTAAAGAAGATCGTTCTCATATAAAATGGATAACTATCGATCCTCAAGCCAAACATACAATACAAGATATCTTAAATATGATTAAGAAGCTTCCTGGATCTCCTAAAATCAGAAAAAATAAACCAACTACTCCAATATTAATTGGTGGAACAAATACTGCAGGATGTATTGCAGATACGAGACCGTATTCAGCAGTTAACTTGGCCAAAGAAGGTTACTACACACAAATACTACTTCCAATGTGTGCTGATTACCAAGTAAAGGGTGTTACTACAGCAGATAAACATATGCAAGCATTTAGTTCATTATATAACCGTATTAAATTTAATAATGAAGCTATAAAATATATTGATATAGGTATGGAACCCAAGATATAATTATTATAAATAGGTATATGGAAGATATTAAAAAGACATTTCCTGCAACTTTGGCAGAAGTACCTGTAAGGCTATTAAAATTAGTTTCAGGGGAGTCTATTATTGCCTATGTACATGACAATGATACAGACCAGCTTTCATTGGAAGAACCGATGCGCCTCTCAGTAGAAGATGACCAACAGTTAGTATTTACTCCATTCCTACCTTTTAGTGAATCTCAAGTACATCACATTGATATCGATAATGTTATGTTTGAATCAGAAGTAAGTACGGATATTAAAGCTTATTATATGAAGATATTATTAGACCAAATAGAAGGAATAGAAACACCATCTAGACCACCTGCTATAGCTACTCTTAAAGGTAATTCTTCAGTCCATTAATCTCTATATCCAGCCTCCCCGGCAGTACTATCTTATTATATCATAGTTTATGGCAAAAGTAAACAGCTAGCGGAAAATAAATATGAAACATTATTCAACTCTTTATGCTAGTAGAAAACTTAATGTTTGGTTAGATATTTCAACATATTGTAATGCAGCATGTCCACAATGTCATAGAACAAATGCTAACGGTTTAAGTAAAGTTAATTGGTTACCACTTATACAATGGTCTTTAAAAGAATTTAAAAAAGCATTCCCTGAAGAAACTATGAAGCATATTAAGGATTTCCAATTCTGTGGAACTTGGGGAGACCCTATTATGAATAAAGATGTACTTGAAATTTGTGAATATATTATTAATAATTCAAAATGTTGGGTATTTATTAATACTAATGGAAGTTTTAGAGATGAGTTTTGGTGGAATCATTTAGGTTATATAATAAAAGGTAGAGGAAGAGTAGTATTTGATATAGATGGAACAACTCAAGAAATGCATTCGCATTATAGACAAAAAACAGATTTAAATAAAATTTTAAAGAATATGAAAGCTTATTCTCTATATGGAAAAGTAGGTATATTCACTGTAGTTTATAAACATAATGAAAATCATTTAAATGAAATAAATGAAATGGCAAAAGCTGCAGCTCCAATTTTAGAACATTTATGTGTTCCTTCAGATAGAGCTCATCATATAGAAAAATTTAAATTTATAAAAAATGGACAAACCAATTATTTAGAACACAGTCTTAAGTATGGAAAAAGTAAACAAGGAACATCATTTAAATTATGAAAACACATTGCAAATGGATAGAAGATGATGAGCAAATGTTAGTAAACCCTGATGGACAGGTTTTACCATGTTGTTATCTTTCAAATTATTTTACTGTGGATAAAAGACCTCCAATACCAGTAGAAATGATTAAAGATGGTAAAGTTAAAAAAGAATATGTATGGGACACTTTTCATAAGATAGAAGACCAATTATACCATATAGATTTTGTTAATTTAGAAGTTAGTCGTGAATATCTTTTTCAAGAATACGAAAAAAGAAAAGATAAGCTTAATATATTCACTAATGATTTAAAAGATATTTTAAATGATGAATGGTTTACTAAAATTTTACCAGAATCATGGGAAAGTGAAAATACAATAGCGGGACCATGTAAAGAAATATGTACTAGCTGTTTACATTCCCCTTAAACTATGATATAATAGCTATATTATTCGTACAAATATAGGAAATATAATGCCTGAAAAAATTAAACCTAGAGATAAACCCCATTACGTAAATAATCGTGAATTTAGTTATGCAGTAGTCGATTATGTAACTGAAGCTAATAAAGCTAAAGCTAATGGTGATTCGAATCCAGTAATACCTGATTATATTGCAATATGCTTTATGAAAATATGTGAAGGCCTATCCCATAAACCAAACTTTGTACGATATACTTATCGTGATGAAATGGTAATGGATGGTGTTGAAAATTGTTTAAAAGCTATATACAATTATAATATCGACACGGCTACCCGTACGGGCAAGCCTAATGCGTTCTCATATTTTACTCAAATTGCTTACTTTGCTTTTATACGAAGAATTGTAAAAGAAAAGAAACAAACAGATATTAAATTTAAATTTATGGAGCAAGCAAACATTGAAGATTTTGTAGCTTCTATTGATGTAAATAGTCCTATTGACCAATCATTCCTCGACACCCTCCGCGAAAAGATTGGTAAGATTAGAGAGACTGATAAAGCAATTAAAGACTTTAAAAAGGAA